GTAACACATACACGCTCAGCAACAATATCTGCGCTACTCAATCCACCTATAGGCACATCAACCTTCACACAAGCACAGCTTCAAGCAGGAATTGTTGCTGGAGCAGGAGGAGGAAGCTTAGATAGCTATGCCAACATAGGTCCAAATGCAAACAACGATAACCTAACCTTCCAAAACGCAGGAATATATAATTCACAACCACGAGCTCAATTAGCAATCAACATTCTTAATCCTGTAACTGGTATAGGAGGTGACCAAGCAGCTACCCTAATTAAGCTTGTAATGGATGATCCGTCTAATGGTAGAGCTGGTGAAAAAAGCGTAGATGATTACGGAAAGTACTTTAAAGCAGCAAATCAATCCGCAAACAATACAGTAACGAGTGTAGAAGTTGGTGGTATAAGTAATCAACCAAACCCAAACATTCCTATTACTAATGCATTAGGAAACACTGAAAACGATCCATCAGCAGGAATAATTGGTATAATAAAAAGCAAAGTTGACTTTAAGGAACATAGAAAAGGATTCAATGGCTCTTACAAATACTACGGCGATACTACCAAGTATGAGCAAATTATACAAGCTGTAAATAGATCACCAAGAGCAAATGCTAAACGACCAGGTGCATCTATAACAATACAAGAGGTGAATGGAGAAGCAACTGTAGTCTTCCCAGCATTCATAAAGACATTAGGAGATAGCGTAACTGCAACCTATGGAGATTATAGACACGTTGGACAAATAGATACGTTCAAAATATACCAAGGAACGACAAGACAATTATCATTAGCCTTTGATGCTGTTGCTATGGGTAGCGGAAATGACGACATAGGAGACTCTATCACTGCAAAAGACTTACAAACTAAAGTCGATGACCTAATGCGCATATGTACAGTAGGCGGTACTGTTGGTCAATACATTGCAGGACCAATCATAAGAATATCTATAGCAAACTATATACAGAACTTAGTGTGTGCTTGTGGTAGTGTAAAGGCTGATGTTCCTATAGCAGATACAGCATGGGACCAACAAGCAGGATTACCGCACATATACAATATAACACTAGACTTGACTGTCTTGACAATGGTTGGTGATTCTTTACTGGAGAGAGGTGGAAAATTTTATTAAACGAATAGATGTCAGGAAGATACGATAACATACAGACAAAGAAAGATAGCAAGGGCAGAAGATATATGCCACCAGTGCTGTATCCTAACATACCTTTCAGTGCTAAAGATATTTATGTTCGAACTGGACCAACTGATCGACTAGACCTACTTGCACACCAATTCTACAAGAACGTTAAGTACTGGTGGATTATTGCTCATGCAAACAACCTTGGAAAAGGTAGCATAGCTATACCAGAAGGATCACAAGTGAGAATACCAGCAGAGCCAATCAAGATACAGAGACTATTCGACGAATTAAATAAATAAAGTTATGGCAGGAATTACAAACGAATCGCTCTTCAGTAGCAAACCTATACCGGGTGCAACAACAGAGGAGTTGACAAAACGTGCTGAGAAGAAGTGGAATCCAATGAATGGGCAAGCTAAAACTTGGATACACGTAATGTCGCTTGCTCAAGGAGAGCCTAATCCTATTAGCACCTTCAAGAGTTACTCAGATGCATACGATCAGGCATCTAACAGACCGAGAAAAGTAATACAAAGCCTTAAAGTGGCAGCTAAGGGCGAGTACGGAACTACCAGATCGGCTACACTGAATCTCATGTTTTTCTCTGATGAAGAATTAAACATCTTTGCAACCTCATATCTTATACCAGACATGTCAGTACGAGTGCAGTGGGGATGGAGTGTTAGTGCAACAGGAGAAGTAGGTCCGCAGCCAATTACAGGAGCAATGCTAGATAACGACGCCATAAAAGAAATGCAAACCATATCATCCCAGTATGCTAACTATGAGGGGTTTCAAGGAAGAGTGGTTAGTTGGGACGTGTCTTTGGAGCCAAAAGATAATGCCTGGTCAGTTAACTTGGAACTAATTGGAGCAGCCAACTCTGTCTCTGAAACAGCAGTATCTCAAATGGCAGATAATTGCAAGTGTAAGAAGACGGTAACAGGACAGACTGCAGATGGAAATGAAGAAAAACAAGAAGTGGTTGAGGAATCATCAGCACTGCAAGCAGCTCTTTTGGAGCTCTATGATGATCCTAATAACATAACCACAGTAAAGGCTGGAACTAAGGGCTATGACGGAGAGTTCGTAGCAGAAACAATAGCATATCCAGGATTCTCAAGAGATGAAACTGGCGAAGAGGATTCTGACAGCACTTTTTTTATTGATGCTGACTTGGATGCAGAGGAGACTTATATCTCTTGGGGGACAGTGGAGTCCCTATTCTCCTTCTTCAGCGCACAACAACTGACAACAGATGGCCCAGCAGCCTTTAAAGTTGACTCAAGAGGTTTGACTGTAAAAGTGCCAACAACGGATCAAGGTAAATGGTTTAGCGCAGATCCACGAGTATGTATCTTACCTGGAGGTGGGCTGTCCTTTGAACGACCAAACGACTTTAGTCAAGCTGCAGCTGCAGCAGGTAATTTAATAGGAGCAGCTTTTCAAACAGCCGTAGCAATCAGCTCCTTTGGTTTATTAGCATCACCACCCCTAGGTCAGAACGCAGGGCCTGGATATGGGCAAAGCTCAGGAGACTGCTTTGAGTCTACCACCGTCATACGCCTTACAGACATACGAGTTAGTTCAATCCACCTTCTTAAGCGATTAAAGGAGTTTGAGAGTAATAAAGATACCGTAATGACAGCATTCAAAACGCTATTATCAGATGTTAATAAAGCTTGTGGAAGTCCATGGGAATTTGAGATGGTTGACGTGTCAACACAGACAGGAGCTTCGGCAGGAGGTGTAACGCACTTAGCTATTATAGACGTTAATGCACCAGAGTTAAAGGAAGAGCCATTTGAGTTCTTAGCTACACCAGGCCATGGAGGATTTTGTCGTGAGATAAAATTAGAGTTAAAAATGACTGATGCTATGAAGACGCAAGCTTTGTATGGAGCTAATGGATCAACAACTGTTCCATCTTCTGGCGATACGCCATGCACTAGTCGCTTTATGCAATATACAAAAGACTTAAAAGTAAACACAGGCAAGTACCAAATCCCAGCCGAGGTAAACACTGCTATTACAGAACTCTGCAGAGTTTTAAAAATATGCAATGAAAGCAATCCGTCAGAAGATCCAGTAGCCAAGCTGCAAAAAGAAGCGGTTGGTGTAAATATCGACGGAGCCAGAGCATACTTAGAAGGCCAAAAGCGTAAAGGTGAATTAGCAGCATTAGAGGGAGCAGGCATATCAGCATACTGTGCATCAGCAGCATTGCCAATGAAGTTCAGTGCAACCTTAACTGGTATTGGTGGATTTAGATGGGGACAGACGGTGACCTGCGATAGACTTCCTGATGATATGAAGAGACTCAGCAAGTACCAAGTTACAACAGTGGAGCATGACATATCACCTGATGACTGGACTACAACAATTAACACAGTAGCAAGAAAACGATTCTCCTAATGGCAAAGCTTACCAGCAAATACAGCATAACACGTACCAACAATACTCTTTATACAAAAGGAAACGAGCTAATAATAGAGTCAACTGGAGAGCCCTATAAAGGGCAGTATCATTATATTGATGGCATACCCTACACAGGAAAGCCAAAATCGACTGGGATTAGGAAGCTAGTACCAGGCGACTACACAAACTACGATACCTATATCTACGATAAGAGCAAACAATTTAATAGTCGTGTAAAGCTTTTTGTGCAACCTAGATTCTTTAGACCAGCACCAACACCCACTGACTACGAAGTAGGGATAATACAACGATATATCGTATCACACAATCTAGATACTACAAGATTTCCAATTGAGATTGGAGTATCGCAAGTAAACACATATGGAGGAAGCTTAGGTATTGACTCGGGTATCTGGACATTGCACAGAATAAAGTGGGTGATAGTGGGAAGCTTCGTAACCACAAACACAATCAATCCTATCACAAAACAACCAGGGCCTCCAATACTAAGCGTAGAAGATCGGAATAGAGCAACACTTGAACCTATCATTAGGAGGTATCCAATGATGGAGTTTGCATTTAGGAATTATACAGAGTTTGCTGAATCAAATCTTTTTTAGTATATTAGTTGAGTGATAATAGACTCAACAACTCAATACAACAACTTCAAGAATCAAATAGCAGATAAGCATATTGTTTGTCATGCTATAGGTTTGCATCCACAAAAGCATCTTGTGGATAATACTATCATAGGTTGGTATGTGAAAGTATTAGATGAAGAAGAGTTTACAATCTTTATAGAGCATCCAGAAGCCTTACTCAAGAAGGATCCATACGAAGACTTTACTGCTGCTACACGGTGTTACATCGTTGATTTCGACATATTAAGCTATAGTGGATACAAACCATTGCCAAACATGGAGGATGCGTTAATCAATAGCTATTTGTCGTTTAACACCATACCTGAGCAGGAGTACAATCTACAAATCAACTTTTACAGAAAGAGAGTAGGATCAGCATGTTCAAACTTCTTAGTTGATCCAATTAAGATACAACAACATTGTAGAGAGCTTGTAGATAAGCTACCAATCGACACTGAGAACACTAATCAGTTTTATAGAGCAGTGAAAACAACCTTCCACACAATAGAGAAGAACGGCATTGCTGTGCATGAGGACTTATTTAAAGAGTCGTTTGGAGGACAAGGTTATGTTAAAGATGGAAAGGCTTACACCAAGTATAACCTCTACACCTCAACAGGAAGACCAAGTAATAGATTTGGTGGAGTAAACTATGCAGCTTTAAATAAAGAAGACGGTTCTCGTGAATGCTTTAAGTCACGATATGATAGCGGATTGTTAGTAGAAGTAGACTTCACATCATACCACCCAAGAATCTTAGCCAGCCTAACTAGATATAATATTGCTGACGATGCTAACATATACGAACACTTAGCTAAAGAGTACTTCGGAGCTAATCCAACTGATGAGCAGGTATCACAAGCAAAGGAAATGACCTTTAGACAATTATATGGTGGTATATCAAGACAATACCAGCACATAGAATACTTTGCAAGAATACAAGCAATAACTGATCTACTATGGAAGATGTATTGTGAACAAGGGTATGTGCAAAGTCCTATATCAAAACGTAAGATAGCTAACATAGAAGATGCGTCTCCAACAAAGGTACTGAACTACTTTATCCAATTACAAGAGACTGAACAGAACGTACAACTATTAACTCAAGTGTTCAGTGAGTTACACGAAGACATGCTACCAATACTGTACACATATGATAGCGTATTGTTTGATATCCCAATAGAAAAGAAGGGCATATTACTCGATATATTACACTCCACAATTCCAAGTAAATTTCCATTTAAGGTAAAGACTGGAGATAATTATAGTCATATAGTATAGTCCTATGAAGAACAAAGATATAGATTACGCTGGCATAGATTACAAAGCACTTAGCAAAGGAATCCTTAGCGAGTTAGAGACAGCTGGTGGATCAGCAGATGAGACAGCTGTAGCAAAGTTACAACAACAAAAGGCAGAGTTGGATAAGCAAATTGCTGCATTGGGTGTTAAAAAAGCAGCCATAATGAAGCAAATTGATGCGTTAGAGAAGAAGTAATAGATGAGACCTCAATTATTGTGCACATTCACGAATCTACAAGATTTACCTTATTGCATTGGTAATATACACAAGACCTATAGCAATGATGTTGCAAATCTTAAATGTTATACCTATGTTCACAATCCGGATAACATAGTGTGCGTGTACAACGTATATAGTAATGATAGAAGATTGAGAGACACAATTTCAATAAACAGAAAGAAAGAAACCAACACCTTATATAGCATCAATGCGTTAAACGCTTTGATCATAGCATTGAACGGTGGTGTGTTAGATAAGTCGTACATGATCAACTGGAACGACTATAAAGACTGCATGCTATTATCGCAGGGAGCAGATGGATACAAAACAATTTTGATAAAAGAGTTGTCTAATCCATAAAAGATTCGTATATTTATAGAAATAAACAAACAAGTTATAATATGGCAATCAATTTAGATGCAATTAAAAGTCGTCTCCAAGAGATGCAAAAGAGTGCTAATTCCGGTGGAGGATCAGGAGTATCCGAGTTCCTTTGGAAGCCACCAGTAGGAAAGAGCCAAATTCGTATCGTTCCTTATGCGTTCGATAAAAGCAACCCATTTATTGAGATGTTCTTCCACTATGAGATTGGAAAGCGTACTATGGTATCGCCAACCTCATTTGGACGTCCTGACCCAATTGTCGAGTTTGCTGAAAAGTTAAAGCGTTCTGGTAAC